GATAACACATCCTTAGAAACACGACAGGCCTGTAAATACATTAGGTATTTGGCCCAGTGTCTATTGGGATGCACTTTCTGGAGCGTACGCGTTCGAAGTTCGGATTTAAATTCGAAGCCAGGCACAAGTTGAAACTCATGCGGCTCTAATTGATAACCATGTAGTATCTCGGTTATCTCCTTACTAAGTTTACGTACGTTGCTTTTACCTAACCGATGTGTAACAAAAAACATCGGAAAAGTTACGCGGGTCTCTGACGTCCTAAAAGCCTTATGTCCTACAAGTTCCAGCGTATCACACTGCTGAAACTCACGGCATGGGCCCCCCTGCAAAGCTTCGGGAAGGACTCTGAAGAGCGAATCGTAGAGGCGTTGAAAGGAAGGGTATATAGGCGCAAGCCTAACAACCTTATTCCATGTCAACACACAGTCACCGATAGTGGTGGGATACTCAAAGTCGTAAGACTCAATGTATCCCTCATCACGGTGATAGTTACCTCCGCAACTCTCGCGAAATGGCCCGTCGGTGAATGATTTCTCATTGTTCACCTTCAAGCCAACCGCTACTAGTAGTTCCATCAATCTTGCTGCTTTTGGTGTGGCGATAATAATATCGTCTCCAAAAACAGAAGCATCAGGGTCTAGTACTCGACAAATTGTAACAAGTATTAAGGACATAAGTTCAAAAGTGAACCCGTTGCCCATTGAGGAGATTTTCCTAGTAACATGATAATTTCTATCATGCCCTAAGGTCATGCTACATCGTCTCTCGACGAGTGCATTGTATAATCTTCCTGGTAACAAGAAACGACATAGGTCCATTGAAATGCTATCACTAGCATCCTTCAGATCTATGGTGCTGATACAGTCTACGTGTTTTATGCGTATTCTGTGTACATCAGCCAAACGATCCAAATCGAGTCCGTAAAGAACTTCAATCTGGTGTCTGATCCAGTCACCGACTTGCTTTTGTGTCAGTATATTAGCAAATGGTTCGATGTTTATAGGTCTAACTTTCTCGTTATTCTTAGGTACCGTCGCAAACCGACCGCCTTGTACAAAGGTGGTTATTTGTCGCAACTTCCAAGAGAATACCGCAAAAGCCATACCCCGCTGTTCAAGCTTGCTAAACCTTGTATAAAGGTAAGCGTCTGCTTGTCGGCGAGTGATATCGAAACCCTTTCGGGCATACCATTTGTTATAACGTCTACGCACTGCTCGCTTGAGCGCCATATGATTGTAACAAAGCTTGGAAAAAGCTTCGAAATTTTCATATGTCGACGTCCAATTACTAACGGCAAGTCTAGCTTCAATGCTATTCTTTCCGCCGGTAGGACTGAATTCACTCCCTTTGGGGAAGTGAGGTTGTTCAAGCTTAAGTGTTCCGAGATTTCTGTGTAAGAAATCTCGGGCTTTATACCACTCAGGTGGTATGTTCCGGAGAGATGGTAGTGCTTCATCATTGGTGATGTAGTTATCCCAGCAAATTTCGCTGAGGGTACTTGCATCACTAAGAGAGGAGTCACTTGGTACTTGGAATTTCTTTTGAAAACGCTTGATAGCGAAATCTTCAGAAAACGACGAGGGTTCAATGAACTTAAACGTCGAAAGTACTGACTGAAAGGCGCGGATAGCGCTTTGAGTTTCCACCTTACTCTACTCAGCTACAACAGGATCAATAGGCGCAGTGACTGGCGGGAAGCCGGTCATCACGTTTTCTTGAATCCATGCGTTAAGCTGGGTACTCATTTCCACAACGATCGCAGCGATGCGATCTTGTGAATTAAGGGAACCACTAACACGTAGACGGATTGCAATCGCGTCATTAGCTGTAGTATCTCCGATACTAATCTCGTTGTCATCATTATAAATAACCTCAGTAATGAAGTTATCAACATTGATACCATTGAGAGACTTCGCGTTCGACGTAGTTTTGAATCGAACGGTGAAGTCCGGAGACAGTGGGTTTGCGTAAGTAACACCGTACGCATCACGGGTTTTAACTTGACAAGTTTGACCTGTCATAAAAGCCTCCTAGGCTCTAAAGCGGGGTTTCGGTGGCAGAATTGCCACCTAAACAATTAAAAAACTTGGCCCAGTTAAGGACTCGTTCGGTTTAATGATACCCAATATACTAACGTGCTGGCTTTGCCGAAAGGCGTGCTCTGCGTTAGTTATACTCTTTGGCGTTAATTAAACCTGGAACACTTTGTAGCAGGGATTAACCTGCTATAAGCGTAAGTTTCGTAACTGTTTTGATCCGCTATTTAAGGATATAGACATAAAATCAACCCATTTCCTCCAGTCAGTTAAGTCTGGATTCCAGTGAAGTTCTACATCAGAGGGTGAGAAAGTAAATCTCTTGTAATCTTCTACGATTACGCGTTTCAAATCCTGCTCCATGCGACCCCTATCCACGTCAAGTGGATAGGTGCCAGCAAGGGGCGGGGGAGTAGTCATAGTGCTACTCGTTTGATAACGCGGATGTATCGATAAAACAGAAGTTACAAGTGATTCCGTTTTGACGGAATAGCAAAATTGTCGTTGAGACGACAAATCAACCATTGTAGATGTCTGAGCAGCTGCCCATTCACCTATATTCGCAAACCAATCTGCTACAAACGATGCGGGAAAGAGTTCCCACGCTGTAGTAACAAAATTAAAACCGGTTTGGTCCGCCACTCGGAGAGCAGGAAGGTCGTAACAAACTTTGCCTGTACCTTTAATCGTATGAGTTATATCATATAAATCATAGATAAAGTCCATGCTGCTTGAAACACTTTTGGGTCGAGTAGACCCAGTACGTGTATAACCATCACCGCTACGCTTCGTCATGTACTTATAACGCGCTTCTTCATAAAGTTGAAGTGCATCTTGTACTGAGTAGATTAATGGCATCATGCCGTATCTACCCTGCATCCAAGCATTTGCATAGGCAGCTTGCCTACGCTTATACTCGTTTATACTACCTGATTTTCGTGCTTGAAGGATCTCCTTTCGCATTCTTTCGAATGTTTGAAGAGGTCTTTTAACAGCACGTACAGCAGTTAGTATTAATTGCAATGACTTGCGGGCTTCAGCTACTTCGGTCAACAGATCGACAGTTGCGATGGTATCAGCAACTACCTCAGACTTAACAGATTCAATTCGTTTCTGTAAGCTGTTCGGTACATCCTCGGCTTTATAATGGTTCAAGCCTTGGATCCACGGATCCGCTAAAGAATAGCGTCTTTGCGACGTTGTCCACAACCATTGTTGCGGTACGATATTATATCGTATGTCGTCCCCACTGCCACATGATCTCCATGACCATGTGGACTTAGCGTTGCTATCGTACGGCATATTACCTGTTAGGTAATATTCCGTCTCTGTCTTTCCTATTTCATAGTCAGTCATCTTGATGATCCCACTTTCGCGGATTTTTCTAAATGACTGGTTATCTTTAGGTGGACGTTTAACATATGAAGTAACCGATTTCTCAGGTACGTAATAGACTAACGATTCATCGTACGAAGATGGCACCGTGGAAGTCCTACTAGTAGTAGTAGGTTTCCTATCCGGTTGACCACAACTTGGTACGCCCTCATCATTTGGGGGATAATCGATAGTGTATGTACGCGACCTTTGGTTCAGTCCGCTCCATTTGTTATATTTCATAGCAACTCCTAGGTAAGCCATTATATGGCCTTACCTTAAAACACCCGTGAGGGTGAATCTTGGTGACCGTTCATAGAAAATGCTAAACTGAATTATTCAGTTTTTGATGGCATTTCCTTCGTTCG